CTGTAGCTGGCGGTATTCGCATACGCCTGGAAGGGATTGACGTTGCCGCCTTCGGCGTAGCCCCGCATTACGGATTCGATGCCCTTCATGTCTTGTCCACCTTTACCAAGCCCTTGGATTGCAGGTCGTTGAGGAGCTTCACCACCGTGTAGGCCACCGCCGTCACGTTGATGCTCCCCAAGTCGATAGTGGCGCTGACGGGGATTGTACCAGAAACAGCGTAGCCTGTCACGCCGGGGCCCGTCACCACCTGTCCATGGTAGAGGTTGAGGACGCGCACCAACTCACCCCACGCACTCTGGGCATCCGGGGGAAGGGAGGGGGGAGGAAGGGGCAGAAGGGGCTTCATCGCTCACCGTCGGGGGCCACCCGAAAACGCATGGCACCCAAGCGCCACGAGGTGTTGACACCATCCCCGTCGATGCGATAATATGCGTGGCGCCCCCGTATACGCAGGTCGATCTTCTGCGTCTGCGCCGATACGGTGAAGGGCCCCTTCGTAATCTCCTGCGCCGTCGGAGTGTTGGGGTACTTTAGGGTGTGCAGCGTAATTTCGACGTTGCCCGGCATCGCATCCCCATTCCTATCGGAGAAGTCGGGGATAATCCTATCCATGTACATCAGTTCTTGGCCCGCGTCCAAATCGAAGAGGTTGCTCTCGATGTAGGAGGGGAGGGCCTCGCCGTCGGCGTCGTTGCCATACTCGTGGTAGTAGAGCTTGGTGGCGCTGGAAGCGTAGCCGGCGGCAATGGGGTAGGTGTTGATGCCCTGGTCGATCCACGCCGTGCGCACCATGGTGCCGATGCTCCACACGTCCTGCATGTAGTCGTAGATGACGTAGGAGTCCACCTCCCCTGAAGCGGTGGGGTAGAACCAGATGACCTCGTTGTAAGAAGTGTTGCTACCACACACGATCTTATCCAACTGGGTGCGATCCAGCGCCTCGAAGACATACCGGAGTACGTTGCACTTCAGGGGTCGGGCGGCGGCACCATCATACATCATGAAGCGCTCGTCGGCCATCCAGAAGGTGCGACCCGCAACCTCCACCACCGCATTTTGCCCAAGGGTGCCGCAGTTGGTGCCGATGAGCTGGAACCCGAAGGTGTAGGGCGGGCCCACCTGCTGCATGCTGTAGAGGTTCTCGTCGGTCCAGATGAGGATTTGGCCCCGGGTGCGCCTTGCTGCCACGATCTTGGAGGCCCCCGAGAGGACCTTGTCGCCCGCCGTGTTGGTGGCGGAGGCAGTCCAATCGGTGATGTTCTCCTGGGAGCACCACCTAATATAGAGGGGGTTCACCACCGAGGTGACGGCATCGGGGCACCCGAAAGAAATGAGATGGCGGTCTTCCGGGCTCACCAGAATTTGGGTATTTTGGGAGGGGGCGGTGACCTGGTAGGCCCGAGTATCGGTGCCCATCGAGGAATCCCAATAGTAGATGCCCCCCGCGCGGGGAGATGCCACGAGATCCTCGCCCCAATTATCCATGCTCCAGTAACGCATGGGAGTGGAGAAAGCAACGGAAGCCGGAGTTCCCCAAGGTTGGGCTCCGCCCCAAAGACCTGAACCCCACCCAAAAAGAGCCGAATTGGACTCCGACCCAGGGGGCAGCAGGAAGAAACCCGTGGCCACCCCACCGGAGGTTGCGGAAGTGGCGGCTGCCGTAACACTTACGTCGATGGTGAAGTTGTTGGCATCTAGTACCGTGATGGGGTAGCCCCCAAGGGGAGCACTCACTGGGTAGATGTTGCCGCCCACAGTGGTGGCCACCGAACTAAAGTAGAAGTAATCACCGGTGTTGTGTCCGTGGGAAGTAACCCTCACGTTGATGATAGTGCTGCCCGCTGAGGTGGATATGGCGTCGGTGACAGAGACGGAAGTATCGACGGGGGTGATGTCGAAGTATTCGCCGCCTTCCCACACCATTAGGTGGGAGTTGGTGCCCACCCCCAAATACGGGGTACCGTCGAGATCCACCCAGGCAAAGAGTGAGCGCGATACCCCAGGGACTTGGACAAGGTCGCTTGAGCCGTTGATATTCTGCCAGCCGCCAATCTTCTCGGGTTGGCCGAAGCGGAACCTGATCTTGTCAGAATCGTACCAGCCGCCCTCGCCCGCGTACTTGGTAAGTTCGCGGTTGACGCCCGCCTTCATGCTGACGGCGACAAGCTGAGGGGAGCGAAGCTCGGCCACTTTCATTTCCCTCCAAATCTTCCATCGTTCATCCCGACTTCCCGCGCAGGCGTATCACAAGGTTCTGCACCGTCCTGCTTTCATAGATGCGGATTGTGGTCCACACGATGGTGAAGATGGCGGCCACGGCGGGAAGCCAGCCCGCTACTGTTGCAACAACCGTGCCTAGGGAAATTGCGTCAACGGCCTGCTTCGCCGATTCGTTCATGACGCTCACCACGGGAGCGGAGGCTTGGTGACGGCAGGAGCGGCCAGATCGGCAAGCTGCGCGGCGACGCTGCTCTCGTGCTTGGCGACCTCGTCGGCACCCATCTGCGCCTTGACCCAGCCCACCACGATGTCCTTGGTAAGAGCGTCATACTGCGTAAACGGGCCACCTTCGTAGGGGACGCCAATGGAGCCATACACCGACGCCGTGTTGGTGCCGTCCTCGCCCTCGACGCGCCAATGAACGGTGCTGACGACGTTGTCCTTGCCGTCCTTCGTGACGCACTCAAGAGCGGCGATATTCCACGTGATGTTAGCCATTGTCGGTCTCCTTCATTTGGTCCTGCGCCTGCTGCCTCAACTTGGCGATGAGGTCCGCCACCTGCCCATACGGGAGATTGGCGAGAGCGTTCAGAACGAGGTTGGTTTCGGGGATGGTCAGGTCGAACTTCATGTCACTCCTCATGGCCCGGCATCACGCCAGGCGCCTCCGCTGTAGAAATAGAGCTTGTTGTTGGTGGTGTTGATGACGAGGGGCGCAAGACCCGTGATGGCCGTGGGCGTACCTGTCGGGGTGCCCGCGCACGTTGGGATGTAGAGGAAACCGTCCGTCGCCGTGGTCGCCAACGCAGCGGTGCCAACGCGGACGTTGCCGCTGCTGTCGATCCGCATGCGCTCGGCGTTGTTGGTGTTAAAACCCCAAAACTGATTGTTAAAATCATAAACAACAAGCGTTTTTTGATAATCCCCAGCGTAATTTGTCTGAGAAATTACCATGGCTCCCGTAGTTCCGCCTGCATTGGTATTGAGATAATAGAACGACACGCCGCCTTGGTTTCCCGCTGCGCTTGGCCCAGTTGCGGCCATCCCGGCACCTGCGAACTGCGTTGTAGCTTGGTTCTGCACGCGCAGGCCAAGGTTAGCGGTTGTGTTGGTGACAACCTCCATTTGGTAAGTTGGATTACTTGTCCCGATGCCAACGTTGCCGCTGGAGTCGATACGCATACGCTCGCCGCCCGAGACGCCGTAGTTGTTCGTGGCAAAAGCAATGTAGCTATTTGAAGACGATGCCCCGGCAGTAGTGACAAACTTCACATTGGCGCGGGCGTTGTCTGCTGGATCATTGGATGTCCACACGCCAATCGCATTGGAGGTGGCATCGTTGCGCGCAGGCGCAGCAACGGAAATATTTCCGTTAGTCGTCAGAATGGCGTCCGAAACTGGCGTCGATGTCGCGATACCAACCCTGCCGCTGGAGTCGATCCGCATGCGCTCAGTATTGTTTGTGTTCAAAATCAGTGCTGTATTTCCAATGTTGTTGATTGTCATGCTATCAGAGCGCGTTCTGATATTAGAGTACTGAACTCCTGCAACATAGCCGCGAAGCTCAGTGCCAGCGGCACCATCAGATTGGAGATATGCGTAAGCCCCGCCGTCGGCATCTAGCTTATGAGATCCAGCGGCAGCAGAAGCCACCACATGGAGTCGAGTAGTTGGCGACGAAGTCCCGATGCCGACGTTGCCGCTGGAGTCGATGCGCATGCGCTCGGAGCCGCCGGTGGAAGCAGCGAGGGTGTCGGCGGCGGGGAACCAGATGCCGGTGTTGGTGTCGCCGGTCGTCGTGAGAGAGGGCGCTCCCACGGTTCCTGCACCAACCGTTGCGGTCGTGAAAGTTCCAGCCGCCGCCGACGCGCCGCCAATCACCGCCCCGTCGATGGTGCCGCCATTGATGTCAATGGTTGTGACTGAGCCGCCATTCGATACGGTAGCGCCGGTGAAATTGACAGTGCCAGATGCGGTGAGGTTGGTGAACGTGCCAGCCCCGGCAGCCGCGCCGCCGATGGTGACGCCATCCACTGTTCCGCCGTTGATGTCGATCGTCGTAACCGAACCGCCGTTTGAAACCGTTGCGCCGGTCAGGTTGACTGTTCCGGTGGCCGTGAGATTGGTCGTGTTGATGGTCGTTGCGGTCAACGTGCCGAAAGCATTGGCCTTTTGCAGCTGAAAGCGCGTGCCGTCGTACACGATCACCGCGACCTGGCCGCTGACGATGTCACCGGCAATCAGCGCCGTGGAGCCGTCGCGGGTCACCGCCTTGGCGCCGAGCGCATCGATGTTCATCGTCACGGCGCCGGTGTTGGTGCCAGAGGCGACGAACCAGTACATCGCGCCCGTCGAGTAAGCGGTCAGCGTCGGCGACATCGAGCCAGTGATGGTGTCGATGCCGCTGACGGAAACCAGCGAAGCCACATTTCCCTGCACCTGCGCCAGGTTGACGCTGTCGGTGCCTGCAGTGCCGGCCGCCACGCCCGTGAACTTGTTGTTGCCCATCGGGATGTTGGCAGTCGCCGTGGTCTGGCCGTCCTTGGTCATGGCCGTAGACAGGCCGGTCGCGAGGTCGGCGGTCAGGGCGTTGAACGCGGCGGCGGTGATGA